CCACAGCCGCCAGATCCTAACGGCGGACTCGTTGAGTGTTGCGGGACGGGCATGGGATTCAATGTCTGGCGCATCAAGATGTTTCGCGATGAGCGCCTGAAGAAGCCGTGGTTCAGAACGCTCAATGGTAAAGACGGGACTGGTGTGGGCACCCAGGATCTTGTGTTCTGGCAGGACGCGAGAAAGTACGGGTATCGATGCGCGGTAGATTGCTCAGTCAAGGTCGGACACTACGACATGAAAGGCGATTTCGGACCTGAGGACACAATGTGGTAGCAGTAGCTGAAGTGATTGAGCAGCCATTACTCAAGTTGGACTTGGGGTGCGGCAAGAACAAACGCCAAGGCTTCATCGGCTGCGATAGCCGAGACTTCGAGGGCGTTGATCAGGTTGTGGACCTGACCAAAGCCTGGCCATGGGCTGATGATTCAGTAGAGGAAGTAAACGCCAGCCACTTTGTTGAGCACTTGAAGCAGGACGAAAGAATCCATTTCGTTAATGAGCTGTACAGAGTCCTGATCAAAGACGGTAAGGCTACGATCACCACCCCGCACTGGAACTCATGCCGCGCCTATGGGGACATGACCCACCAATGGCCACCCGTAAGCGAGTTCTGGTTCTACTACCTGGACAGGGGTTGGAGAGCAGTGAATGCGCCACATAACGACGGCTACACCTGCGACTTTATGTGCACTTGGGGCTACTCGCTGCACCAGACACTGATGGCGCGTAATGCTGAATACCAGCAGCACGCGATCACATTCTGGAAGGAAGCAGCGCAAGACCTTATATGTACGATGGTGGCGCGCAAGTAAAATGGCTTTCCAAGTTGGTCCGTTTCAGGACGGCACTAGCTTTGCCTATCAGCAAGTAACGGGAGATGGTGGCGGGCAGGTACAGGGCGGAATACCCGGACACGCAGGAAAGAAACGCCGCCGCTATTACGTAGAGATAGACGGCCAGAGATTCGAGGTAGCGAACGCAACCGAGGCCTACGCTTTACTCGCTCGAGCGAGGGCGGTTGCAGAGAGAGCCGCAGAACTTGCGGCAGATAAAGTAGTCGAGAAACGCACAGACAGACCGAGGGTGTCGCGTGTCGCTCTCATACCACCAAAGGTTACAGCAAGCCCAGAACTTGAACTGGACCTCGCCCCAATACGAGAGCAACTGGCTAACGTATATGAAAACGCTGCGGCGGTGGCGGAACTGCGGCTCCTCATGCTCAAGGCGCTGGCAGATGAGGATGAAGAAGACGCAATATTTCTATTGATGTAAGGACAAGAGAATGGGTAAGCGATCTAGCAACAGAACAATATTTAGAGCGGTGGCTGATTACTTCGGCAACAAGCCAATAGAAGAGCCGGTAAACGAATCAGATCATGGGACAGTATTCACCGCTGGGTACGCCGGTAAGCCGCGCACCAAGTACAAACGAATCAAAAGTATAAATTAAGTCAATGGGCGCACCAGTAGGTAATCAGAACGCAGCTAAAGCGAAGGTATGGCACGCAGCGATCATGCGCGCCCTTGAGAGACGCCAGCCTGCAGATATGCGCATAAAAGCTATTGATGAGCTGGCCGACAAACTCATTACCCTGGTAGCCACTGGCGACCTTGCCGCCCTTAAGGAATTCGGTGATCGCATGGACGGTAAGCCAGCACAGGCCGTGACTGTAGCCGGTGACGAGGATGGCAGCCCAGTACAGCACAATCACACGGTCGAGTTCATTGGCCCACGTACAGATACCGGCGAAACTTGAGCCGCTATTCAAGCCGGCTCGGTACAAGGTTCTATATGGCGGGAGAGGTGGGACTAAGAGCTGGGGGGTAGCTCGGGCCCTGTTGATTGAGGGCACTACCCAGAAGCTACGCGCTCTTTGCACGAGAGAAGTACAGAGATCCATTAAGGATTCCGTCCACAAGCTACTGGCTGATCAGATCACAGAGCTGGGCCTTAACTACCACTACGAAGTGCTGCAGACCGAGATCCGGGGTAAGAATGGGACTGAGTTCGTATTCGCAGGCTTGTCTACGCAGACCATCGATTCGATCAAATCATTCGAGGGTGCCGACAGGTGCTGGGTAGAGGAGGGGCAGAGCGTCAGTAAGAAGTCGTGGGCCATTCTCATCCCCACGATACGTAAACCCGGTAGTGAGATCTGGGTGAGCTTCAACCCTGACTTGGATACCGACGACACGTGGGTCAGGTTCATCGAGAACACACCCCCGGGTGCGGTCCTGATCCCGGTGAGCTACGCAGACAACCCATGGCTGTCTGACGAACTCAAGAAGGAAATGGAGCACCTCAGGCGTATAGACCCGGTTGAATTCGAGAACGTATGGGGTGGTAAGTGCAGGGCTGCTGCTGAAGGCGCTATCTACACCCGTGAGATGCGGGCACTAACCGATAGCAAGCGCATCTGCACTGTCCCGATAGATCCGATGCTCAAGACCCACACCGTATGGGATCTGGGCTTCAACGATGCGGTAGCGATCATATTCGTGCAGCGGCATCTGTCCGAGGTACGAATAGTTGACTACCTCGAAGACAACCTGCGGCGCATGGATGATTACGCTGCTGAGATACAGCTCAAGAAATACAACTGGGGTACTGATTACTTGCCTTGGGACGGGGCTGACGAGCGATTCAAGCTCACGGACACCAGCACCAGTCCACAGGGCATTCTAAGGAAGCTAGGGCGCAAGGTTGAGATTGTGCCAAAGGTTGACGTAGAGACCGGCATCAAGAAGGCCCGCATCGTGTTTGGGCGCTGCTCATTCGACAAGGAACGGACTCTAAGGCTTAGAGAGTGCCTGAAGCGCTATCGGCGCTCTATACCAGCATCAACAGATGAGCCTGCCGGGCCGCTACATGACGAGTTCAGCCACGGGGCGGATGCCTTCCGTTACCTGTCCCTGGTAGTGGACAAGATGACAAATGATGACGATGGATGGAATCGCAAGATCAAATATGACGCCAGAGGAATAGTCTAAGTGCCAGATGTAGATAAGCTGCTAGCCGCCATCGACGCAGCCGAAGATAACGCCTATGGCTCTGACTCTGACGGCGATCTCTCAACCGAACGCGCACAGCTCATTGACCACTATCTAGGTAAGAACCTGGAGCCAGCTCCTGATGGTCGGTCCCAGGTTGTAGACCGCTCGGTATACGAGACCATCCAGTGGATATCGCCCTCGCTCTCCCGCATCTTTGCCAATGGCGATGATGTAGTAGAGATTGCTCCGGTAGGGCCTGAGGATGAGGCTGCTGCCAAGCAGGAATCCCAGTACCTCAACCACATCATCCTGCAGAGAAACAACTGGTTTGAGACTTTCACTACCGCTTCAAAGGACGCGCTCCTAACCAAGGCGGGTTACCTCTACGCCTATCGCGAGAAGAAGCGACAAGTTGAGCTAGAGAAGTACGAGAGGCAAACGGCACAAGGCGTAGCGCTGGTCACGAAGGATGGCGGGGAGATCATAGAACTCAACGAGTACCCCGATCCTGACGGCGCTCAAGAGCCTGTGATTGATCCTATGACTGGGCAGCCTGCCGTAGATCCCATGTCAGGTCAGCCTGTCACTAAACCTCTGATGTTGTATGACTTCGAGGTCAGACGAACAAACGAGGACACCAAGTACTGCATTCGGGTACTTCCCCCTGAGCGGTGCAAGATCAGCGAGCAGACAGAGACCATCCAGCTCACTGAGTCGCCGTACTTCGAGTACTACGACTACCCCACCATCTCAGACCTCAGGGCCGAGGGCTACGAGATCGAGGACGACATTGCCGATGGGGACGAACTCGACACCGAAGAGGACGCCTCTCGCGATATGTATGGCGAACTCAGGTATGGGGAGAACCAGGTTGACCCCGCCATGCGCCGGGTTAGATGTCGCTGGGTATGGATCAGACACGACTATGACGAGGACGGCATAGCCGAACTGCAGTATTGCGTAATCGTCGCCAAGGAGCTGTTACACCGTGAGGAAGTTAATGAGATCCCTGTTGCGGTACTTTGCCCGGACCCGCTCCCTCACAGACATGTCGGACTGTGTCCAGCAGATACCACAGTGGACATTCAGCGGATCAAAACGGCAATACTGCGACAGTGACTCGATAACCTTTACCTGTCAAACAACCCTCGCACCTTCCTCAATGACAAGATCAATCTCGACGACTTCCTGGTGTCTAGACCTGGCGGGGTCATTCGTGGAAAGCCCGGCGCGATCTACGGTCAAGATATCGCTCCAATAGTCGCGCCGTTCGTGTTCCCCCAGGCCATGGAGGGCTTGGAATACATGGACCAGGTGAGGGAGAACCGTACCGGTACTAACCGTTATTTCACTGGCATCGATCAGAATGCCATGAATAAGACTGCTACCGGTATCCAGCAGCTCTCCACCATGGCTGCCCAGCGGGTCGAGCAGATCGCTCGCCACTACTCGAACGGCATCGAACGCCTAGCCTCGATCCTGCACGCCCTCATCATGAAGGGCGGGCACAGGCAGGACGTGGTGAAGCTCAGCGGTAAGTGGGAGCAGATCGACCCCGCTACGTGGAGACGCCGTACCGAATTCCGTATATCGGTTGGCTATGCGGCGGGTAACAAAGACGCGATGGTTAATCGCCTCATGTTGATCGCTCAGATGCAGGAGAAGGCCGCAGCGGGAGGTTTGCCCATTGTGCAACCGCAGAACATGTATGAGACCGCCATCGAGCTTACGAAAGCCTCTGACTTCGCGGCACCGCAAAGATTCTGGACTGAGCCGTCAAAGGCGCCAACGCCCAAGCCGCCACAGCCCGATGTCACAGTGATGGCTATGGAGCAGATCAAGGCACAGTCGGCTCAGCAGACTGAGCAGGTAAAGGCCCAGACTGCCATGCAGACCAAGCAAATGGACGTGGAGCAAAGAGAACGCGATTCAGAGCGAGACTTCGCTATCAAGAAGTACGAGATTGACGCTGATTGCCAGTTGAAGGCGGGTCTAGCTGCCGCTCAGTCCAATGACGCGCGAGACCTTGAGAGCCACAAGGCGCAGCTCAACCCCAAGACGGCAGAGTCAAATGCAAAGGTGAAGCAGACCGAGGGTCTAACCCAGTTCCTGCAGGCCCTTGCTCGGTCGCAGCAGGAACAGACACAGCGACTTGAGCAGACCTTATCCGCAGCTTTCGATGGGCTGACAAAGGCCCTGGCTGCCTCCAATGCCCCCCGCAGGCTAGTCCGTGACAAGAGCGGGCGGGTAGAGCGCAGCGAGCCAGTTCTACAGTGAATTTAGAGCGCGACCTAGACAGGGGCCAGCGCGCAGAACGATTACTCCAAGACCCAATGCTCAATGAGGCGTTCTCCCTTGTGGAGACTGCCATTCATCAGGCTTGGGCAAGTGCTCCCATCCGCGACCGCGAAGGGCAGCACGAATTGAAACTCCAATTGAAGCTCTTAGGCGACGTGAGAGCCAATCTTGAGCAAGCCCTGCAGGACGGCAAGTTAGCCGCCTCGGAACTCAAGCGAATCAACACGTCTATATCACCTGCCCAGTGGCAGAAGGTCATGCATGGAACCTGAAGTTAAGGGCGACCAACCTCCACAGGAGTCGCCGCCCCTCGAAGATCGTATCGCCGACGCGTTCGGTGACAAACCAGAGACAGCACCCGAAACCGATTCGGCCACAGATGTAGCCGATGAGGCGCCGCCTGTCCCTGAGACATTCGAGTTCGAGGAAGACGGGGAAAAGTTCGTACTGCCAAAGAAGCTCGAAAAGAACTTCCTGCAGCAGCGGGACTACACCCAGAAGACCCAGTCACTCGCCGAGCAGCGCAAGCTCGTTGAGTTGAAAGACCAGCAATTCCGTCTCGCAAACCTTGAGCTGTCGTTCCACCAGGAAATCCAGCCCGAGGTTCAGAACATTGGGATGTTGGACGCTGTTATCAAACAGCAGATCGACTGGGGCAGCATGACGACGGACCAGGTTATCCGCAAGAAGCTGGAAATCGACCAGTTGAAGGAACAGCGCGATGAGCTGCTTCAAAAGGTAGAGGCCAAACGCGCGGACTGGACAAACAAGCAAAAGGCCGAGTGGGAAAAGCTCAAGGCCCAAACGCTTGATGCGGTCAAGAAACGGGTGCCGAACTGGAGTGAGGATACCGCCAAGGCTGTGCGAGCACATGCCATTAGTGACGGTTACACCGAGGCTGAACTGGCCTCTATCAATGATCCGCGACACGCCCTGACGCTGTGGAAGGCCCATCAGTTTGACCAACTGCAGGCGAAAGCACAGCCGACGGTAAGCGGGAATGCGATCACGAAACCCTCACCCACTAACCCGATGTCCGCACAAACAAAGAACATGCTCAATTATCGCAAGGCCATTGCCAAGACTCAGCCCGGCTCTCCGGAGCGTAAGAAGCTAGTCGAAGGCAAAGTGGCCAGTATTTTTTCGAGGTAAATAAATGGCTATTGTCACGGGCACTACCTGGACGCACGCAACAGCGGGCGGTCTCACGTATGGCTCAAACATTCGAGAAGATTTGGAGGACGTGATCTGGGAACTTGACCCCATGGACACGTACTGCCTCACCAATTTTGACAGGGTGAAGGCTACAGCGACGTACCACGAGTGGCTTGCCGACAATCTGGCAGCTGCTGCAACCAACCTGGTCCGCGAAGGTGACGACGGTACGTTTGTTACCGCCATCCCCGCATCGCGTCTCGGTAACTTCCTGCAGATCAGCAACAAGACGTTCATTGTGTCCGACACCCTTGAGGTCGTGGATAAGGCTGGTCGCAAGACTGAGACAGGTCGGCTTGGCACCAAGCTCATGAAAGAGCTCAAGCGCGATATGGAATTCGCCATAGTCCGCAACCAGGCTTCAAGCCTTGGTGCTGACGCGACGGCGCGTTCCAGTGCTGGTATTGAGAGCTGGATCGCCGGCCCAACCGCATCAACGGTGAATACACCGGCCAATGCGGTTGCAGCGACGACTACGGCGGCAACTGCAACAACCCCCGGCTTCTCAGGCGGCACGGTTGTAGCTCCTACCGATGGCACGACCACGGGCGCACTGACGATTGGTGTGCTCAACATGGCCCTTGCGGGCGCGTGGGAAGATGGTGGTGATCCTCGTACCATCTTGGTAGGGTCGACTCAGAAGCAGGCTATCGACGCCTTTACCGGCGTTGCGACTCGCTTCATCGACATCAGCCCAAAGAAGCAGGCTCCCATCGTTGGGGCTGCAAACATGTACGTATCGAGCTACGGCTCACCCCATACGGTGGTCCTGTCTCGCTATGTGCGTAGTTCTGTTGTTCTGTGCTTGGACCCAGATTATTGGGCAGTTGCCTTCCTGCGTAATCCGCAGGTGAAGGACTTGGCCAAGACGGGCGACGCAACGAAGAAGCTGCTTGTCACGGAGTTTACGCTGGTCTGCCGCAATCCCGCGGCCTCAGCGAAAGTCGTGGCTGCGACCTGATTGATAGTCATAGTCGGTCACGGGCCTTCAATCCTTTCCGGGTTGGGGTCCGTGATCGATTCAATGACTGTAGTCAGGCTAAAGAAGGGCTTGGTGCCTAAGGCCGCCCCTTCAAACTGGGGGACGCGTACAGACTACCTATGTGCGCGTTCCCTCATTTATGACCACGGACTCTTCCCCTTTTGGCATTTCAACGATGACCGTAAGTGGCTCGATTATTACGCCGGTTTCAAACCTCGTAACAAGAAGCCCTCTACAGGGCTGTGCGCAGTGTTCTGTGCGGTTGAGCACGGGGCCACGGAGTTAGCTGTGATTGGTTTTGACAGGCTGATCAAACCCGAGCCTGAGCCCGTAGAGACGCATCACAAGTGGAGTCACGACGAGAGAGCGGAGCATGATGCCATGTATGGGCTTGGTATCCGAATAATTGACTTGGTGAAAGATGGCAACGCTACTTGACTACGATCCGCTCCGAGGCTTGGAACAGTGGGAGGACCGCACCCAAGACGGGCGTCT